TCAGTTTGATGAACTGTATATAAAGTATGAAGCAGATAAAAAAATATTAAAGAAAACCATTGGTGCACAGGAATTATTTTTTGATTTACTGAAGGAAAGAGCAGAAACAGGACGCATATACATCATGAACATAGATCACGTGAATACACATTCATCCTTCAAAGACAAAGTGAACATGAGTAATTTGTGCCAAGAAATCACATTACCCACTAAACCCATTCAACACATAGACGACACAGAGGGTGAAATTGCACTGTGCATACTGAGTGCCATCAACGTGGGTGTGCTGAATGAAATCAGTGAATTGGAAAATTTGTGTGATCTCAGCGTGAGAGCTTTGGAAGAAATCATAGATTATCAACAGTATCCTGTCAAAGCAGCAGAGATCAGCACCAAGATGAGACGCAGTTTGGGCATAGGATATATTGGTTTGGCACACTATCTGGCCAAATTGGATGTGAAATATCATCATAAAGCAGCCTGGGAGGCAGTGGACAAACTCACAGAAGCATTTCAATTCTATCTGCTCAAAGCCAGCAATAATTTGGCACAAGAGCGTGGAGCCTGTGATGGATATCATCGCACCAAATATGCAGAAGGACTGTTGCCCATAGATCATTACAAACGTGAAGTGGATGAAATTGTGCCTGCCAAACAGAGAATGAATTGGGAACAGTTGAGACGCGACATTGGCAAGTATGGATTGAGACACAGCACACTGAGCGCACAGATGCCAAGTGAAAGTTCTTCAGTGGTCAGCAATGCCACCAACGGTATAGAACCACCTAGAGCACTGCTGAGCATTAAGAAAAGTAAAAAAGGACCGTTGAAACAAGTGGTTGCTGGATTTCCCAAACTGAAAAATTCATATACCATGTTGTGGGACATGCCCAACAATGATGGTTATATCAAGATAGTGTCAGTGATGCAGAAATACTTTGATCAGGCCATATCCGGCAACTGGAGTTATAATCCTCTCAACTATGAAAACAACGAAGTGCCACTGAGTGTGATGGCCACTGATATGTTGAATGCGTATAAATATGGTTGGAAAACATCTTATTATCAAAACACTTATGATTTTAAAGGTGAAGAAGTAGATGTACAACCTTCCGGTTTACCAATTAATGATAACAATGAAGAATCGGAAGACTTGACATTGAACGGCTTAGATGTTAAAGTAAAAAGCGGCAGTGACACAGAGTGTGAAGCCTGCACAATATAATATTTAATTATGAAAACAGTATTCAATAGGAACGAAGTAGATTGGAGTAAAGAACCCATGTTCTTTGGTGAAGATCAATCTGTGCAGAGATATGATGTGTTTAAATATCCGCAATTTGACAAACTTAATCAAACCATGTTGGGTTATTTTTGGAGACCAGAAGAAGTCAGTTTACAAAAAGATAGATCAGACTATGCAAATTTTCGACCAGAACAAAAACATATTTTTACTTCAAATTTAAAATATCAAACATTGTTGGATTCTGTGCAAGGTCGTGGACCCAGTCTGAATTTTTTACCTTACTGTTCAAGTCCAGAATTGGAAGGCTGCATAGTGACTTGGGATTTTTTCGAAACCATACACTCCAGAGCCTACACACACATTATGAAGAATGTGTATGCTGATCCATCAGAAGTGTTCGATACCATACTCAATGACAAGGAGATATTGAAGCGGGCAGTGTCAGTCACTGAAAACTATGACAAGTTTGGTGAACTAGCATTGCAATTCACTGTGAACAACAAAGGCAGTGCGGAAGAACTAAAGAGACAATTGTATTTGGCCATGGTGAACGTGAATCTATTGGAAGGATTAAGATTCTATGTGTCCTTTGCATGTACTTTTGCTTTTGGAGAATTAAAACTGATGGAAGGATCTGCTAAGATACTTTCATTGATAGCACGTGATGAAGCCACTCATTTGAATTTGACCACCCATGTGATCAAGGCGTGGCAAAAAGGTGACGACAAAGATATTTTAAAAATTATCAAACAGGAAGACAAAACTGTGATAGAAATGTTTAAAAAATGCGTGGAAGAAGAAAAAGCATGGGCCAAACATTTATTCAAAGACGGTAGTATCATTGGACTCAATGATAGACTATTGGGACAATATGTGGAACACATTGCCAATAAAAGATTGAGGGCTTTGGGTTTTGATTCTGAATTTGAGACTTCAGCCACAAACAATCCTCTACCTTGGACTCAACATTGGTTGAGTTCAAAAGGCATGCAGGTGGCTCCACAGGAAACGGAAGTAGAATCCTACATAGTAGGTGGTATCAAACAGGATGTCAAAAAGGACGACTTCAAAAAATTCAAACTGTAATCCAAAAACCGTTTGACAATCACAGCACAACACATTATAATTAAATCGAACTGCGGGTGTAGCTCAGTGGTAGAGCGAATCGTTGCCAACGATTAGGTCGTGGGTTCAATTCCCTTCACCCGCTCCAACTTCGGGGTGTGGCCCAGCCTGGTAGGGCGCCTGGATGGGGTCCAGGAGGTCGCTGGTTCGAATCCAGCCACTCCGACCATTAATATGTTTAAATATACTCATGAATAATTCCAACATTGTATGGAGTAAGATCACTTGCCCATACTGCGATATGGCAAAAAAATTGCTGATCAAAAAGGAAATAGTATTTGAAGAAAAAATAATAGGTCAAGGCTACACAAGAGAACAATTATTGGAGGCGATTCCTTCTGCTAAAACTGTGCCACAGATCATCCTGCGAGGCAAACTTATAGGTGGTTATGATCAACTGAAAAAATATTTTGACGAAGGGGGTCGATAATATGTTAAAAATGCTGCAGGACATCACAGAAACTGATGTGTATTCTGTAAAATTGCTATCCAAAGAGGAACTGATAGGCAGAATCGTTGAAATCACCGAACATGAAATACGCATGCGCAAACCCATGTGCCTTGTGAATTCAGGCAGCGGCATAGGAATGATTCCTTGGGTCATCACAGGCTCTGGACTGGAAATATATCTACAGATAAAACATTTGCTCACAGTGGATAAGGCCAGCAAGGACATAGCGTCCAGCTACATACAAAGCACCACAGGATTGACATTGTAATGAACAAAAGAATGATATTGTGTGACGTGGATGGTGTGCTGCTGCTTTGGGAACAGGCTTTTGATCAGTGGATGCTGCGTCAAGGATTTCAAAAAGTCAAAGAAAACAGCTATGACATTGAACAACACTACAACATTGAAAAAGCACAAGCAAAATTATTGATTCAAATATTCAACGAAAGTGCCGGCATTCGTTATCTGGATCCCATTGATGGCGCCAGCACTTATGTGAAAAAGTTACATGATGACGGCTATGAGATGAGATTGATCACCAGTCTTACACTGGAGCCTATGGCTCACAAAGCACGACAGGACAATCTACAGGACAAGTTTGGCAATGTGTTTAGGAATGTGATATTTTTAGACACTGGCAGCGAGAAGGACGAAATACTGTCACAGATGCCCAAAGGCAGTTTTTGGATAGAAGACAAACCTAAAAATGCTTTGGCAGGTGTGCAGCAAGGCATGGTGAGTATTTTGTTTTCGCACCCACACAACAAAGATTTCAAACACCAAGATGTCAAAAGATGTGAGAATTGGAAAGAAATTTACCAATACATCAGCATGTACCCCAATTAAATTGGTAACATTGACTATTGATTTGTGATTGAACAAGTGATATAATTAAAAAGAATTGAACACAGTTCGATTCGTTATGATATCATTAACAACAAGGAGAAAACAATAATGCCTACACATGAAGAAATAGTGCAAGCGTTTGAATCTTACAAGCTGGAGAATGAATCCTTTGAAACCAAAGGTGTAAAAGCTGCGGCTGCAAGAGCGCGAAAAGCTCTAGGGATTCTTTCAAAATCTTCTAAATTAAGAAGAAAAGAAATCCAAGAAAAAAAGAACTCATTAAGTAAAAATTAATTTTACTGATTCAGCACGGAGCATATCCGTGCTGATTGACCACAGTTTCACTTATATCTCACCTATTCTGACTAAATAACACTCTAAACAAATAATAAGTAAAAGTATAAATGTTAACCGGTAAAATCAAGTGGTATAATGCTGCTAAAGGCTATGGTTTCATAGTGCCAGAAGACGGCAGCAAAGACGTGTTCGTTCACGCCACAGCATTAAAGAGTGCTCAAATTTCCAGTCTAGAAGAAGGACAATCAGTGTCCTACGAATTGATTGAAAGTAGGGGCAGACAGGCTGCGGGCAACCTAAGAATCATCTAGCACAATCACACATACAACTTCATGCTGCGCCCTAGCCATGAATGACACTTTAAAGGTTGACAAACACAAAAAATAATGCTTAAATAATCATACGAGCGTTGATAGGAGTGGAATAAATTGTCTGGACCGGGCTCGATGCCCGCACCTCCACCAAATTCACTCGCGAGTAACACACCTGATGTGCTACACGGGGGTGAAAAGATTCGACAGCAATCTAAAGACTCAAGGAGTTCGTCGGTGAGGCATGACCGTCAATCAGTCCAACTTACAAATGGCAAAACGCCTTTTGTTGCAGAGTTAAAAATTCCTTCTAACCTATTGGTTAGATCAGAATTATTGGCAGCCTAAAAGCCTGCTAACTCCGAGTGTGATTGTGCTTGGGAACAGAACACAATCTGGGTGGGAGGCAACTCCCACTCAAAAAAAATCCATAAATATTTCGTATGAAGCATTATGTGATAGAAGGGCGTCATCAAGATCCCAACAATTATCAAAGCATATGGCAAAACACATTGAAACATTATGGACCCATGGATTTTGACACAGCACATCGGTTGGCCAAAGATTTGGTAATGAAAAACATAGACGATTTTCACCACAGAGCTTGGGTTTTGGATCACAAAGAATGGAACCAATTTTATGCACACAGAAATAAGGTACAGTCTAGAGTTGACAAAAAATAAAAAATCACATATCATGACAGAATGACTTGGAAAACAAAAGTCACAATTTGGTCATACAAATTTTGGCGATGGTTCAAAAGTAGAAAACAGTTCTGGGCAGTATCACTGTTGGTAATTATAGGATATTTGTTGGGCACATTCTATCCCAACACAAAGACTCAAAACAGCATTATCTCTGGTCCTTTGGAGGATCTACGCAAAACCGCTCGCAGTCTAGGACTGGCTGAACCCTCTTTCAACTATTACAATCAAACCACATTCATTCAATCTGTGGATCGCTGTATAGATTATGTGTATTTTGACATGCATCGAGATCAACACATACCCAAAGCCATCATTATTGCCATGGCGATGATAGAATCAGACAACGGCAGCAGTAGGTTTGCTTTGGAAGGCAACAATCTGTTTGGAGTGCGAACTTGGGATTTGAACGAACCTCAAATGAAGCCCTATTTGAAATTGGATGCCAAATGGGGAGTAAAAAAATACAAAACCAAATGTGCCAGTGTGCGTGACATGATTGACATACTGAATCACAAAGATGTGCATAAAAAATTTAGATTCGAACGCAATGCTCAAATGAGAAAAGTCAATCCAGACGTTTTTAAAATTGTGGATGAATTGGACAAATGGGCACAGAATCCCTATTATCGTCAACAGATCAAAGATGTGATCAAAGACAATCTAACACAGTATATGCCTGTGGCGAAGAAGTAGCCCAAAGGACCAACAGTTTAATTTGTAG